CCAAGCTGCCGCCGTAGTCGTACCCGCCACTACATTTGCTGCAGTACTTGTAGCAATTCCTGCTTTTTCTAAAGCGAATAGCGCTAGTTTCTTAACACCGATTTCTACAAGTCCGCTAATAACCTGCTTAACCACTCCTCGCGCCATCTCTTGCATTACATCACGAAAATTCTTTTGCTCTATAATTGCGTCAGCAACAGAATCACCTACACCAGCGGCGAAACGATCCAAGGCAGTAGACCAGACCGTATCAAATTCATTTGCAGTTTCTTTGTTCTTTTCATTGAATGAATCAAGCGCCTCCTTTGCTTGATTGATCGACCTGACCATAGTGTCTTCTCCTCCCACGTCATCAAAAAAACCATCAATTCTTAATTGGTTTATTTCTCTTATAGTTGCTTCGTATTCCTCCATTGGAGAGCGCGTGCTATTAAAATAGGATAAAGCCGCTTTCTCTGATGCTTCAAATTGTTTTTTTAGGCCTTTATCGTTGCCACTAATAGATAGCCCTGAACGTTTTACAATTTCATCTGTTAACTTTTTTTCTTCTTTAACATTTTTTTTAACGCCGTCTATACGACGATTAAATGCTTCTATTTCCTTTTCTAACGCTAGTCTATTTTCTTTCCTAAATTCACCTATCGCTTTCATAGCTGCAAATTCACCAGACAGCAGCATAGCTAACTGGGCCGCCCAACTGGCTGTCACATCTGCTAAATCTGAAAACTCTTTAGACAGCCTATATACAAACTTGGCTAGACCACGAATAGCGGGCATATAGTCGCTAATTATTTGCCTCTTACCGCCTTCTAATGCAGCGTTCATATACGTTATCTGGTCTTTCAGATTTGCCATTTCGTCAGCTGTTTCTTGAGAAATAGTTAAGCCCAATAACCGAGCTTCTTCACGCATTTCACGTATACCTTCGGCTCCATTACTCATTGTTTGAATTAATGAAACGCCTTCAGAGTCAAAGAGCTTCATACCTAACCGAACTTTGTCCGATTGGTTAGATAGTCCCGCTATAGCGTCTGCGATTACTTCAAACTGATCTTCAGGCGCTAATTTATTTAATTCTACTGCTTCTAATCTTAATTCTTTTAAAGCGTCTTTTGCTTCTCCCTTTCCCACTGCCGCTTCAGCTATACGACGTGTCATACGCTGCCAACCGACGGTTAATTTATTAAACTCTATACCGCTTAAATCGGCTACATGTTTATATTCACTTAGTGCTTCGGTAGAAGCGCCTAACCGTATTTCCAATTTTTGTAATTGGTCTGAAAAATCTATGGTTTCAAAAAGAACATTTTTCAAAGACAGCGAAGCAAACGCAACACCAATTAGCCCGCTAGCTTTAGTAGCAATACCGGCCAACCCCCTAAGATCGAGCTTTAACTCATTAAAGGCTTTTTTACTCTTGTTAGTGGCAGTAAGTGTGATCTTTGGATTACGCATGAGCGCCTATAATCTCCATTGCTTCTATGTACTGTTGCGGTTGACCATCTATGCCACCACCCTTCAATAGCACGCCATTAGAATAATGGAAATATAGCTTTATATACTTTGTGCTAAGAGCTGTTATCAAGGGTAATGGGCAGGTTTTGGATTCAAAACCAATATCAGGAAAAGAAAATGCATTATATGTCGCGGGACCGTTGGACTTTGGCAATTTGCGGTCTGTGTCACAGTGCCGCCCTAATTTACACTTTGAGCAATTGAAACGCGGCCCGCTCTTTGCCACCTCAATTGCAATGTTTAGTTTTTTCTTTGTTCAGCCCCTAACTTAGAATTTTCGAAAATATTTGCTGCTATTTCAACTCGTACAAAAGGGGGTAACTTTCCAATATTTTCAAGATTAAATTCTAATGACTTATTACTGTCATCAATAAGATTATCCCAGCCTATCAGGCCGTACTTAATAAGCACTTTCTGTGACAAGTAAGTCAATTGTAAATCATCACCTAAAACAAAAAACACTTCCGTCATTTGTTCGCCAGTCAATGGCTTTACATTAAACCGTGTGGGGTCGTCTTCGTTCTCTAATTCTTTTTTTGGAGTAAACCAGCTGGGGACCGTTCCTTCACTAATTATTAATGCCATGATATATACCTATGTGAATAAAAATGTGATTTCGTCGTCGCCCAACACTTCAGACGCACCAAAGGCTGAATCTTGGGTTCTAATACCCTCTCTGTCCCCGTCGCCGATATCCCGGTAATGAATAGCGGGCATAGAGATTGCGATTTGGTTACCAGCGCTAGTGCCAATTGTATTTGTAGTTAATACTGAATCCGTACCATTTACCCATTCTGTAAAATAATCTTTAGTACCGATTAACTGCGTTTCAGGGTCAATACTTCCACTTACGTCACGTTTTGATATTCTAATTTCACCATAGCCATCGGCTGAACTGATACTAGCGGGGGTAGATATTTCATTAGATATATCAAAATTTAACGCGTCAATTTGAGCCGCGTAACCTCCTACTGTAAAGTTAATTCCTAGCGCCACTGCTGGCACAATAGAGCTGTAAGTAGGGCTAGCCATAAGTGTATCGGATCGTACGCCCATGTGACCGGTAAACGTAAAGCTGAGTTTTCCAGTTTCACCCGCTTTTATAGTTGCGCTAAATGTTCCACGAGCACCGGTTACAATGGTTAGTTTGCCGTCTTGATAATAGTGAAATGTTGCTGATTCATGATCTGAACTAACCGGAGAATATGCAACAGAAGTACTAGCCGAAACTAACTCGCTCATGCCGCACGCCCTAAGCAGGACGCCCAATTCTGGCGCCGTCCCTGCCGTACCACTCCCCTTTAACTCTACATCGAAAGTAAGTTCTACTAACTGCCCACCATAAACTTGCTTCAGAGGTGCTAGTGATTGCCTCACAGCTTGACGCTCAATCATCCTAACATTGGCGGATTTCATACTAATATTTTCTACTAATATCGCGTTTGCGGAATCAGTGGGTACCGCATCGACATTGTAATTAGATTCCGTCTTCGCTAAGACTACCTCTCTATGCACTAACATTAGGTTTCTCCACTTTTAGTTTCTTGTTTGCTGCAGACTTGTTATCACTTACAACTCGGCTACCGCCCTTTTTTACCTCGTACTTTTTACGATTTTTCATACTTATAACCTCGGATCGTCATTTAATCGTCTGTATTTAATTTGAAATGAAAATTCCATTTTTCCTGCTGGCTTTTCTACGTCGCCGCTTATCGCCGGTTTGTCAGCCCCCTCTTCAATAACATTCATTACGAAATCCAGACCTAGCGTTATATCTTTTAGTAGTGCAGTCGTTACTTCTGATCTAATCAGATTTAAAGTTGTGTCTATATACGCGTATTCCAGTTTCTTGCAGTGAGCAACGACATCCACTACTAGAGTCCAATCCGACAAGGTAAAGCCGGGGCGGCTTCCGTCCGTCGGTAAATCAGTACCCATGTGAACTGAAATTGCAGGTAATTCTTTATCGCTCCAATCATAAACTCTAGCGCGTTGCACGCTATTTCCGGTCGTATCTAGGTCGTCTAATAGTTCTGTTATAGCAACTAAAATTCGTTCTGTTTTTGGTAGTTTCATTAAATAAGCTCGATTAGTACGCGTGCTAGTTTTCCGCTTCTATCTTTTTTTACTTTTATGACTTCGTAATTAATAGAATTTACCGTGAGCTTATCGCCCTTAACTAATTCTGAAACATCAGAATATATACACTCAAAATCAGGGTCCAAAGACTCCATTTCTAGCGTCTCTGCTGCCCCCTCGTTATGTATGCCGTTCACATCAAATAAACGGTTTCTAGTTCTGATTGTGGCAACGTCAGCAAGCTCATCAGGGTTGAAAAATACTGTTAAGTCTTCGTCTAAAGGCATGTCATATACCAAAATTGATCGGGGGTTATTGGCCCCGACCGATTATCGATTAAGGTGTAACGATTGCACCGGGCACGTTGATGTCAACTTCTACCGTTGTCTCACCGTTGGCGGCTGGTGTAACGACAACACCACAATTGACTAGATCACCTGCGGCAGCGGTCGCCCCACCACTAGCAATCATACTGGCGCCAACATCAAACTGTATCGACTCCCCTTCTGACAAATCAGCGGCAACAACTTTAGGCAATCTAAAAACGCCTTTAACACCGACCGCACCTGTTGCACCACTTAATATACCGGCGATAACTACCGCTATTCGAGAGCCTATTACAATTACATCATTAGCCGCTAGATTTGTTGCAGCAATGTGGTGTATTGATTCACCTTCTTGAACGTATAAATTAGTCATTATTTTTTATCCATTAAAAAAGGCCCTTTCTGTTAGGGCCTCTATAGGGTTTACGTTAAAGTGTTTTTTGTTCTAGATTATAAGCCGGGGTTTTTAACCATTCCCTTATCATCTAAGGCGGTAACTGCAGCATCTAGCCTCACCTTAAATTCTACGCCATCAATATTCCAACTGTTCTGTTGCTCTAAAAATGGTTGCTCGTTGCCATCTAAGTACTGTACCTCTACTGTATCCACAATGTCAGGATTGGCGGTTAAATAGAATGCCGTACCAGCCAGCCGGGCGTCTGATATAACTTCAGCGATACCTTGCACTGAATTTGGTTTTTTACTGTTGTTCTGTCCATCTGCTATTTCTGTTTCGGACTTAACCGCCACCTTGGCAGTTCCTTCCTTGGCGGTAGGTGCAAGAAGGAAAGCGGGGCGAATGTTTAGCGCTTGTTCTAATTCATCGGGGTCTGTCTGCTTAGCCATTAGAACGCGCATCGCATCAAGGGCTGCAGTATTAATACTAGTACCAGCGGTAATTAGATTTTTATGAGCATTACTAAACAGGGCGCTACCGTCAGCCATATCTTCATTTGAATTAAGAAGCGCATAAACCAAATTACCTATTAATCGTGGCGCGGCTCGCCCCATTTTCTTGGGTATATTAGTGAACGCTCTTAAATCATCATTAATAATTGCATGGCGCGAAAGACTAAATTTACGACCATAAGTTGCTAGCTGCGCAGTAACGCCCCGATCACCAATTGTGCCATGCTTGTACTCACCACCATCTGGTATTTTCAATAGATTACTAAAGGAATTCATACCGACAAGACTTGTAGGCTTAAAATCAGTTAACGTACCTTTAGAGGTCCACTTCATATATGTTTCTTCTGAAGATTCCCAGCCTTTAAGCATAGACTTACTTGCTATGTTTTCTAAGATATTTGTAAAGTCTGAAGAAGTTGTGAACGCCAACCCAACCATTTCCATTTTATCCATACCAACAATAGACCTACCTTGAGCATGCAAACAAATTTTAGCGGCCTCAAGTAGGGAAGTGCTTCTAAATTCATTTCTAGTATCATCTTTTTTGATACCGGCCCGCGCCAAAATTGCATTGGTGTAACCTATCGCGAACTTTTCGCTTCTGTCCTGCACTGAAGTAACGCGAGTATTTTTACCAAGTGGCTCTGAAGTCTCGCCCATCTTTTCTAAGAGCCTGTCTTTTGCCCCGCTTACTGTGACCGTTTGGTCGTCAAGACAAGTGCCCTGCAATTCTAGATAGTCAGAACCAAAAGGAGTAAAGGCGGCCTTAATGCCTGAACACCTTTTACTTTCATCTAATAGCGCTTCTGTGCGGGCTTTCGCTTTCACTGCCTCTAGATCTATTTCAGTACCTTTTGCTTTAGGCTTTGTCGCCGGGGCGCCGTTTTCTGGTTTCATTTTATATACCTTCTTTGGTGCGCCGTTTTTATGCGGCTGGTTTAGGGATTGCGGTGTGTTTTTAAATTTCGATAAATCTAAATCCTTTATACATGCCGCCATTTCAACCGGTTCTATCACGCCTGTGATAAAACCTTTTTCAAGTGCTTCGCTCGCTGTGAACCAAGTCTCCTGATTTAGTAATTCTGTTAACTCTTCGCTACTGATGCCTGTTCTTTTTTCGTAAGCCAACATTAGTGTTTCTTTTGCTTTATCTAGCATGTCGGCATACTTTCTTATCTCGCCAGAATCACCAACCGCCATACCCCAAGGGTTATGAATCATCATTAAGGAGTTTTCAGCCATCAGTAACTCATCACACGCCATTGCTACAACAGACCCCATAGAGGCGGCTATACCCTCTATATAGCCGGTAACTTTTGCGGGGTGGCGCGTTAGAATGCTATAGATAGCGTTACCAGCAAATACGCTGCCGCCATCGGAACAAATATACAAATCAATATCGGATACATCACCGAGGGCCTGTAATTCTTGCTTAAAAGCTTTGGCGCTCACATCGTCATATTCACTGTCACCGATATAGCCGTACAACCAAATCTCACCCCGGCCCTTTCCCTTTGCTTCTATTTTATAATATTTTTTCATACGGCCTCATTGTCTGTGGTTTTGGTTTCAATTTCGGTTTCTTCTTGCGTTTCTATTTCCGGGCCTGCCTCTTGATTTGCGAAATCACTAGAATGCGTTAAATCTTTTTCAGTAGCTCTTGCGTTGTCGGTTTCTTGCTGTTCGTCGACTTCGTGCGGTATTTGGTTTCTACTTCTAATAACCTGGCTTCTACTAGCAAACCCAGCTTGAACATTACGTTCATTCGCTTTACTTTCTTTATCGGGATCGATCCACGGCATAGCCGGGCCTTGAAAATGCGCGCGGTATAATGTTTCTGTATCTACGTCTGACGGCACTTTATGCCGACCTGAAAGAATCGCCATCTTTACATAATTTTTAAATACCGGACGCTTGAAGAATGAAGTGAATGTAGTTTGTAAAGTTAAGTATTGGTCCCAGCCTTCCACCAGCTCTTGTCGTTGAGCAGCATAGCTACCGTTATAATCTCTGGCGGCGCTTGAATAATTTACACGAGTACCGCTAGCGATCATTTTTATCATTGCGTTTCGGAACGGCTCTAAGCGCTCACTAGGTCGATTACTTTGGATTGTTCCGACCTCTTCCCCGGGCTGCAATCTATCGAACACTAAACCGGGTGACATTTTGAACGAGCGATCATTACTAGTAGTAGGATCAGGCGCAATGTACGAATCTGGGTTACCCTTTTTGATATACGCTGCCATGGCGGCAGATACACGGGCAGCGACTCTTTCGCTTTCTTCGTAATCCTTAAGGTCTTCTATTCTGGTCAGAACGCTATGTAGAATAGATACCCCTCTAGTTTGTCGTATACGCTTTATAAGTTTTATATGTAGCAGGTTATCTGCAGGTATAGGTTTTAAGTCTTGTAGAGTAGTAAAGCTAGTCGCATCGCCGGGGTGTTCTTTGTATGCATAGTAATTTGTAGCGCGACCCCATGCATTTTTTTGAATGCTTTGGTGAATATTTTTAGATTTGTCACTAAATTCAATCGGAAATAGATCTGGCTCTAACAGCTCAAGAAGAAAGGGCACATTAGTGGGAAACTTAAGACCCGGTTTACTGCCCCTCACCATCTGAGTCATTTGCTCACCGTCTCTAAACCATGTCCTTGCCACTAACTGCTCGCACACTGCGCCACTTAGCTCCCCTGTTACTTCCGGGCGTTCATACCATTCATTAAACCCATCTAATAATTCTCGGTTAAACTGTTTGTGTAGCTTACCGTCAGCGTCTCTTACCATCGGTTCAACTAGTATTCCATTCGGCCCTACAGTACGGGCCACCAATATATCTAAAATGCCCGTTACTAAATCGTGATTTTCATCGTAGAACCTGGCCTGTTCTCTTAAACCCCTGGCACCCTCCCCGACTACAGTATCAGGGCCTCGTGATTCTCGTTTTATTTTCCTTAGACGAGTTGGTTTATTAGCTTCATAAGCGGCTAATATTGCGCGGCCTTTTAACCGAGCTACCGCCCACCCTGGACTTATTGATTCTATTCCTTTATCTAGCCAATTCATCAAGAGAAATCCACTACTGAATAGTTATTACTAGCGCCCTGCTGTATAGCCAAATAGCTAGCTTTTCGTTGCTCCCACTCCTGGCGACCTTTTCTAATCTGCCCAAGATCGGCTCTCGTGTAGCTACGACCGTTTATGCTATAAGATGCATTTTTCGTTAGCGCTTTTTCTCCAGCAATATAAAAATCAATCATGCTTTGAATTTCAGTTAACGTCATAACCAGTCACCCTCTAGCCCCAAATAGTTATCTATTGGTATCGGTTTGTTAATGGGTTTCACCACCTCTATAAAATCGTCTTCTTTTTCAGTGTTTGTATAGTTTGCTAAGTTGTAGCCAAAATGTTGTTGGAGAATTCTGATTGCTGCGAGGTTATATACTGATGTATCGAACGGCTCGTTTCTTTTTCCTTTCGCGTCCCAAAAACGAACTCGTTTTCCTTTTACTATTTTCCAATAGCAAACTTCATTAGTTAGTTGTACATAGTAATCTTCGTCGAATTCGTCATTGATCGGCCAGTGCGTATAGCCTTCACCCGGTTCTTGTATTTTGAATCGTGTTGTTATTAATTCCTTGGCCGTGTCTGTGCCGATGAGCGTAAGGTATACGCCTAGCTTTTGATTTCGCTTTCTTGGATATTTGGCTATAGGGCTACCCGGAGTACTAGAACCTCGAATAGGTATAAACTTAGTTAGTCCATAACGTTTTGAGAAGTTGTAGACTTCATCTGAATAATGCCCACCAGAATCAATCGTTATTAATCTTGTATCCAGTAGCGTACCGGATGGGGTAGCAAACTGACGGTTCAATCTTTTGTGTAGGGTCTTCCATATTCCTGATCTGGACAAATCACCATAAAGCCGCTCGTATGAAAGCCTATAGTTCTCCTCACCCGCCACCCATGCAACCCACTCGATTTCAAATCTATCATCTTGAGTGTCAACTGATGCGGTAATAATGCAATTCTCTATAGGCACTTCACTTAAATAGTGTTCACGCCTTGCATATAAAACATCACTTTCTATTTTCTCTACTTCTTCCTCTTCCCACTCTTTACCTAACGTAGTATTAACAAATGTTTTAAGTTTTTCTTTATTTCCTTTGATCTTTAAAAAGTCTATTACAATCCTGGACCACGGACTAAAAGCCGAGTAAGCACTCCAGATATGGAAGGCTATTGATATGGGTGTTTCTACAATTACTTCATCTGTATCCGTAAATACAATTCCGTCTCTAGTCCTTAATCCGCTCTCACTCTCCCAGTACCCGAGGCAATCTGCTTCAAGATAATCAATGTAAGAGAACTTATCTTTACAGTATTTGCATATATACTTTACAGTTTTTGGCTTTTTTGTGTCTGATACATCATCGTCCCACCAAAGCCCGTAATCAAGATCCTTACCACCAAACTCTAACACTTGATATTCGTTGCAATGTGGGCAAGGAATGAAACGCTCAAAATAATGAGAAGCTTCGCTGCAAGCCTCTTCTATTTGACAATCACCCTTAATTCCTGGGCTACTTCCACGAATTGATTTTCTAAATACAGATCCTTCTAGGCGTTTATCACCCAACAGCGTTGCCGAACCTTCTTTTTCTATATCTCGATCGAACTTCGAAAGCTCGTCATATATGCCAACGTCAACAGACTTCTCTCTAAAGTTCTTGGCGGCCTTACCGCCCTTTAGAATCAATTGCCTTAGGTTTGTGAATATCTTTGTGTCTATATTATTCTTTTTATGTTTCTTATCGAACCAAGGGAAGAGCGCCCGCATTACGGGAACGTCCCTAATCATTGTGTCTATATGTTGTTTAGAAAAATCATTGCGCGAACCGTCGTCCGGGGTCCAACACATTACATTACGTTTTTTGTGTTCTATGAAATAGCAAATAACTGCACAGACTAGCTTTGTATAGCCGACTCTAGCGGATTTTTTCCAGTTCACTTCTTCTATTTCATCGTTACCCATCGCGTTCAATATTGCGATCTGATAGGGGACGGTTTTCCACTTGCCTTCAATGTAGCTGCTCTCAGGCGACATATAAAAATTGGCGTCTGCGTGTTCGACTGCAGTCATAGGCTCACTACGAGCCAGTATTTGTAAAGCTTGTTTTATTGCTCCTTTAAATTTTTGCTTCTGCTTCGCTGATAACATCTTCTATCGCCTGGTCGATATACTGATCCAGGTTAGCGGCTTCGTTTTGATGCTTAGCAACTTCAGCGTATATAAGATCAGTTACCCGTTTGTCTATTTCTGGAAACTTACGTTTAATAATTAATGGCAACGCAGACAGTATCCCGCCCACTTGCACTAGTATTTTTCCTAGCACGTCGCTAACTATTTCGACCGGTATAGACCGGCCCTCTAAAATTTCATTCTTTAATGTTTGTGTAATCCGCTGCTGCTTAACCAGCCCCGCTTGTTCAAGCTTTATATCAATCTGATCAGGGGGTAGGGCCGCTTGCTCAGGTTGCTTAGAAAGATTACGCAGATAGTTAATATATGCGTTTCTGCAGAGATCAATATCCAAACCCTTGTTGGCTTTTGAGCCTGGTATAATAGAGTCTGTTAATAATTTTCGTATGTGTCGTTCACCAACATCTAAATGTTCAGCTACCTCTTTTTGTGTTGCCATAACTAGTACCCAAACCGGCCCCGGCCATGGGTTTTGAAACCAGCCATATATAGCGGGAGCATGGGATTCGAATTACCCCTAAATCGACTGCTCAGAAAGGACCCAAAAAGCTATTTCACGGCCTTTTTCGATCGTTTTACGATCAATTATGACGACCTTAGACGTCCCTGGGGAGGCTTTTATTTTCTTTTGCATAACTCTACCTTGCTGTGCTCATCGCTTTGTTGAACGCTAAATTAAACTCTCTATTAAAGTTTCTCTTGTATGCGGTATCCGCTACACGCCACCAATCCCAGCGTTTTGAATAGCTCACATTCTTAACGAACATTAATAGGGGCTTCGTTCGGTCTCCATGTATCGACCAGATGCCGCCAGGCATCCCCCCACGAGGCTCCATAACTATTAGCCTGAGGCTTTTATTCAGCTTACTTCGGTTTGTTGTATTCTGATTGTGATCGCGTTGCGCTTGGCAGTAAGACAGGATCTGATTAATCTGCCCTCTACTCATATTACCTGACTTATCACGCCTAGCTCTCTTGCCGGGTACAGTGTAGTAACCGTCGGGAAGGATACCGACTCTATTAAGCTGGACTTCAAATGGTTTAAGCTTGCGCTTGCCGCCTTCGATTTGCGGCAATAGATAACGTGTAGCTGGGCTACCTGACCAGACACTATCCATGACCCAAACTTTTGCAGTCAGCCTGCTTTTAGTAGCGCGCTTAATGAAAATACTATTAAGCGTGTATCTGGTCGGACGATCAAAGACCCTCTTCATTTCTTTTACTTCAGCTTCTTTTATTCTTTTAGCTGTGTTTGTTAACGTTAAGGCTAATGCGAAAGGTATCTGTTTCTTTTCATACCTTGTTAGATCTTTAATTGTGTCGTCAACATAGGCGCTGGCATTAATTTCTAACACTATGCACCTTCTATTTTAAGTTTGTCTCTATCAATCCAGACCAAACCAGATTGATAATCATCACTATATACATCTAACTGAGCCTCATAAGATGCACCATCTATTAGATTAAAATCGATAGGCATAATATCCACCAACCCATCGCCAATCTGCCAATTAAAACTGCTGGGAGTAATATTTGAGTCAATAACAAAGTCGGAACCTTCGGTATTAAATACCGTAAACACCATTCTAATAATGCTCGATAGATTATAGGTAGCCCCGTCATTAAGTAGCGCTACCCTAATAATATTATTTCTATTAGCGTATATTCTAGCCTCGTGTTTGTCTCCGCCTCTCTTAATTACCCGGTATTCCCGAGCATAAGGTATGGCAACAACTTCGGCCCCTTCAACAACAGTTAAAGTTGATGAGTCGTTACCTGTTAAACCCTCGCTATCAACAGCGTTAAAATCAATTGGATGTGGTCCGACTGGGATATTTCCAGCAAACCCCGTTAAGTCAGCAGTAGCAGTCAACGTATCAGAATCATCATTAACTGTTGATGATAATAACCAAGCTACTAAAGTTGGGTCTGTTTGAGAAAGTCCACCATTCCCATAGGGAAATGTAATAGATGTATTCGCTGGAGCAGTTACCACCGGCGCTGTATTCGGCTCCACTCCTTCAGCTACAGTCAATATCGATGAGTCGCTACCTGTCAGGCCCTCACTATCAACAGTGTTAAAATCAATTTCATGTGGTCCGACTGGGATATTTCCAGCAAACTCAGTTAAGTCAGCAGTAGCCGTTAGGATATCCGAATCGTCAATTACTACAGCTGCTGACAACCACGCAACTAAAGTAGAGTCTGTTTGAGAAAGTCCACCACCCCCATAAGGAAAAGTAATTGATGTATTTGCCGGAGCAGTCACAACCGGCGCGGTATTGACTGTTGCAATTGTAATTACTAGTAATGCAGTAGCCGTTCCTATCTGCCCCTCACTGTCAGCTGATGATGCAAATGGTATTATGTAAGTGTCTGCGGGAATTGGATCAGGCAAAGAACTAATATCAGCGCTAACAGTTAGGCCCACGTCTACATCATCAGAGACCGACGCAGTTAAAAGCCAAGCCGCAAGAACAGAGTCATTTTTCGTAAGACTAGTAGACCCTAAGGGTAAAGCTATCGGCAGCGTTGTAGGCGGAACAACTACAGGAGCAGCGTTAAACGTTCCCGTATTTACAGTTAATGTGGTCCAAGCGTCCCATGTTTCAGTGCCGAAAACCCACTCTCTAATTTGTATCGTGTCGCTACCGGTACCGCCCGATATACTAGCGATTCCAGTTTTCTGCACATCTACTGCCAATAAATTACCAGATATCAACACCCATTCCAGCAGATTCCCATCAACCGGCGCAGGCAACCCACCGTTATCAAACACGCTTAGAAAAACAGGATCATCAACTATTGGGCTTTCAACAGTAATGTAATTATTTAGGGCTATTGGATCTAAAGTTGTAGCTCTTGTTAAATCACCCCCAGAAGTTACAACGCAAGTAACCGGACCAAATGGTAAATCGCCTTGAACCGAATCAAAAGAAACGGTTGTGTCATCAGTAATTACTAGATTACTTTGAATTACTTCTACTGTACCAGCTACCAACTTAATTTGAGTGACGTTATTGCCACCCGCCGACATATCAACAGCGACGTTTTGCCCTGGGGTTATTGGGTTACCTGAATTAACAGAGTTAACACCATCATCGACCGGAATATCTCCAACAATTCTCAGTCCCCCAGCGTATTTATATGCTCCTATATATGAGTCTACATCTATTACTATTTGTCCGGCACCATCCGAATTAACCACGCCGGTAATTTCTGTTGCTGTATTTACTTGAGGATTAATCTGAATCGGGCCAACACTACTGGCACCAACTAACGTTATCGCTGTACCTTCCCTATCTATAGTCCACCATGTGGAACAAAAATAGTAAATCGTATAGCTTGTGTTTGGAGTTAGCCCGGAAATAGTAAATGACCCCGGAGCCGTATTCCAAAACATTGTCTGCCAAACGCCATCAGGCCATAAACCATCTGGCAGACCCTCAGGACTATTATTCCACGCTGTTGTTGATATCGAAACCGGAGTACTTAAGCCAGTGATTGTATCTAGATTACTAACAGTTGAAGAAGGAGATAGTTTATTCCACGTAGCAACTTCAGCATCACCAGCCGCAGCACAATTTATTCTTATCTCAGCCATTAAAGTGCAACACTCACTTTATATGATGGTCCTGATAACGTGCCGTTTACATGCCGAGACTTTACATAAAATTCATAATCTTTTGCCGTTGTTAGTCCATCAACTATTAAAGAATTAGTAAGACGATCAACACCAGCGAAACGAACCCACGAACCAGAATCTGTGACATTACGATAAAATATATCAAACGCGATTAGTACAGCGTGATAGTTTGCCGCCGGTATATCCCACGACATGCGAGCACTAGTTGCGGTAGCAGAAACAGCACCTACGTTTAAGGGGAAAACAGCGTGACCCATCGACGCAAGAATATTGTAACTCGGCGAATCACCAATTCGAGCAACCCCACGGTCACCCGAATATGTAGCGCTTCCACCTAGACCAACGGTTTGATTTGACCCCGTCCATGTGTAACCTCTCCACACCTCCATCGCCTCCTCTTCCATCTGAATTGGAAGTGATGGAATCTGTGTTTCCATTTCGTGATCCGGATCGCCGTATTGTGTTCCCTGCCGACCTATACATTTATCAATATTTGTAGGTCCAAGTCCCGCGGATTCTGCAACCCCACCCTCTTCCAATCTTGTTGGGTACATCAAACCATTAGCAGCTGTAACATATAAATCATTTCTATTTGTCACTGTGCCGTCAGCAACAAGCGAAAGAATATCATTCGTAAATCCCGCAAACGAAACTGTATCGATTATACCAATGTCCTCTGCAGCCCCGCCCCACGTATCAATGAACCTATCCGTGCCAGCATTTTTTATATCAAAAATAGAATTATTCAGTTGAATTTGTCGCTCGCTAATTATTGCAACAGCAGTTCCATTATTTGTTAAGTCCGCATTGTAAAAACCAACACGATCTATATTGATGGGTCCTCTGGCTGTAATTAGTGAAACGCCAGTCGGGTGAGGCTGTATCGATTGATTAACAGAAACAAAATCTTCAACAACTAAAGCATCAGCCAGCAATACAGCATTACCGTAATTGTGAAACCCACCGTTCCACACATCTATCGTCCCGTTGCGTTGGAATTTATTCCCTTGAGGGAAATCATTAGCGTTAGTTGACGCTATTTGAAAAGCCTCGGTTAAGCTTGTTGCAATATCTACTATGTGCCACTCACTAGCAGCAGAGTCAGCAACCCAGTCATTTTGTGCGTAACACCTTCGCGCACGATAAAATGAATACCCACAGATCGAGGGCTCAACTCCATAATAAGTATCGTATCGTGTATAGCAACGCCGAAAAGTAATCTCGCTTGCTTGATACGAGCTAAACTTGTAACGCCCATAACCATGTACAAAACTATGTTCCATTAACCCACGCTGCATTCGATTCAAGCCGACGTTACTTATATTGTGAGTATCGCCATAACTATGACTGTCACCTAAAATACACCAACGAAACATAGTCCTTTCTGCGTGAGTAAAACCATCCTCGTTCGTACTGTCTTTTGTTTGTAGGCCTAGAACCCATATATTATTTTGTGGATAGCTCGCATGTATGCCGCCCGAATCATTCGGCCAATCCGGATTTACATAAGCGCCTACGGCAGAGTAACAGCCTCGAACCGACTCGCCGTCAATGATCCACTTACCCGGAACGTCAGACATCATGATAGTTGGATTTAATGCGGAACCCGGCGGCACATTGTTAGTCACGCCCCCATCAGACCAAACTGTATTAATTTGGCCTTGGTAAGTACCCGCCCGAACAACTAAAATATCCCCGGCATCCATGTTCGACATCGCAGCAGTTAAATCGGTATATATTTCTCCTGCCCCCATGTGTTTAATTTGGCTTGGCGTCTTTCCGATGTGCACCAAGATATTTATCTTTTCAGACTTGCCCGCCGCATTACTACATAATATTTGACAGTAA